CGGTATGCTTCCAATCAATTACTAAAGCCTCTTCGGCCTCAAAGGTCAGTTGGCCAACGCTGCTAAACGGTGCGCTCGCCTCCTGCAAAATCTCAACCCGCCATGTTACCCCGGCGCGGCTAAGAAACTCACCTGTATATCGTAATTGCTTGCTCATACGCTTAACTTCTCTTAGTGTGGTTGTACTCCTTTTCGATAATGCCTACCAACTTCCGTCCCTCTATCTCAAAGCGGACTTTTCCGGCAAATGCGCCCTGCGGCTCTATCATATCGCGTAACTTATCCAACGGGGCCACTACTTCGGGGTTATTGCTTGCCCCGGCATACTCGCCAATAAGTGCCATCGTGGGGCCACTTACTACGCCACCATCTGCAAACGGCATCAGGCCAATAGCCTGTACCATTGCAATGGCTGCGGTAATAAAGCCTGACGCAATACCAAAGCCCGCAAACGGTATAGCGGCGTGGGCTGCAAAAAACATTGCACTTGCCAACTCCATGTAACTTGCCGTGGCCGCTTTGTTGGCTATGATTACCGGGATTGCTGCGGCTGCTGCGGCTTCCTGTGTCGCTGCCTCTACGCCCTGCGCCGTGGTAGCCGTAACCGTTGCTGCGCTCTCTGCGCCTTTTGCGACGGTGTGGGCGGTCGTTGCAACCGTTAATAGGTCAATTATACCAATCACCGTATTTATGCCCTCTACGATGGAAATAAACCCATCTACGAAAGCCGTAATAGTCTGCCAGGCGTTACCGTTACCCTCTAAGGCGTTGGTTATGCTCTCGATACCGCTACCAATACCCTTTATCCCGTTCCAACCATCTTTGAACGTGCCGAAAGCCGAAATAGACTGCTTACGCCATTGCTCATAAGTTGCTATCATGGCTTCTATATCCTTGCGCTGACTGTCAGTTACGGGGTTTTGGGTGTCATTCAAAACCTTTTGCAGTTCCCGGATTTTCTTTGTAAGTTCATCAAAGCCAAAGCCCTTAATTCTAACTTTGTACTCATGCCCGGTTAGCGCGTTTACCTCGGCTATTTCCCGTTGCATATTGGGTAACTCGATACCTAATTGCAAAGCCTTTTTCTTGGCTGTCAGCCCGTCGATAATGGCCTGTGTCTTTTGTATCTGGTCGGCATCTTCCTTTTGCTGACGTGCCGTATAGAACGAAATAGCCGCGTCTATGTCTTTGAGGTTGTTAGTGGTTGTGGGTAGGCTCATAGCGTCTAAAGCCTCATCCCATGCCTCTTGCAACTTATTCAGGCGGTTAATACCTTGCTGGGCAAATTCACGCTGCGTTGCATCACCTGACTTTAACAGGCGGTTATAGTATGCAAGTTTCTTGTTTAGTTGGTCGTAGGTACGTATTTCTTCATCCTTTAAGGCGGCTACGCTTTCATCTTCCAACGCTTGTTTAGCGGCTTCTATACGCTCTATCTCCGCGTCGATTTGGGCTATCTGCTCTTTACTTGCCGTCTTACGGTCATTGCGTAGGGCGTTCAACTTCTTATCGTAATCGTCTAAGGTATTCAGTTCAACGGGCATCGTGGCCGCGTCGGTCATATCCTTAAACGCCTTTACTGCATCTTCAGCGGCTTTCTTTGCCTTGGCTAACGTAACTATCCGCTCGGTGTCGGTAATGTCGCATTTCTCTAACTCTTGCTGATAGTAAGCGACATTATTTGCCAAATCCTTGTAGGTCTTGGCATTTTCGATAAGCTGCTTATCTTCCTTGCCATTCTTACCGTTTTTGGTCGTAGTAGTCGTGGTAGTCGTAGCGGGCCGGGTTGCACTACCCTTAACCTTAAAGTCAAGTTTCGCGGCTTCGGCTACGGCATCTTGCATTTGCTTTTGCAAGTCCTTAACCTGGGCGTTATTATCGCGGATTTGTTGGTTTACCTTATCTAACTCACTCGTACCCGGTATTTCCACCTCATGCCATCCAGACGGCACTCTTTGGCCGTTTACATCTTCTGTGTATTCGGTTTCGGTGTACGTCTCGTTTTTTGTGCTGTATTTTTTCTTATTGCCCTTATCATCGTAAATAAGGCTGTGTGTTTCGGCCTCTTTCTCGGCAATCTGATTAGCAAGGCGACGGGTCTTAGCCTCAATAACCATTTGTCGGCAATAATCTTCGCTATTGGCTATCAGGGCATCGTACCACTTTGAAACGCTATCAAAGTAGCCCATCGTATCGCCGTAAGCGTCGTTAAGTTCGCCTACGATTTTCTTTTCTTCCTTGCTTACGTCTTTGCCTGTCTTTTTGGCATCTATCAGGTTTTTAAGTTTCTCTTTTTGCAAATCCAACGTGGCCGCTGCCTGTGCGCCCGCTTGTACTTCCTCGTTTTGGACTTCTTGCAAACGCTTCGCCTCTGCCTCGGCATCCTGCATAGATTTTGTGGCATCGTCCGTTTTACTTGCAAACAGGGAAATAATAGAAGATACCGCCACAAAAGCAAGGCCAATGCCTGTAACGGCCATAAGGCCCATAATCGCGGCTCGCATTGCGATAGCCTGAACGGTGGCCAACTTTGCGCTAAACGTCCATGCTATTTGCGCCTGACGGCCATAATATAACTGCTTTGCCCAAAGGAATTGCACGGCGGCGGCTACCTTTCCGGCTGCTGTCTGCGCGTAGGTTACTACGGTCAGATTCTTTAATGCACCTGTAGCCGAAACGACGGCTACGTATATACCGCGTATGCCTCCAACGGTTGTACTAATCGCGTTAATGGCTAAAGAAAATTGGCCCGCCTTAATAATGGCTGATTCAAACGGGGCTATAATTGCGCCTATTTGCTCTTTCAAATCGCCAAAGTCGTTTGCGGCTTGCTTTGCCTTACCGGCATCTGTCTTGGCTAACGATTCATTCATACCGCCTACAGAACTTTCCACTACTTCGGCTAATACGGCGGCGCGTTGTTCCTCTGTGCCAAACTTCAATATTTGCGCCTGGGCTTCATCAAATTTGTAGCCATATCGGGAAAGTGCGCCTACTTGCCCGTCCATCACCTTGCCCAACATGGTAGCAATATTAGTCGCGGCCTCGCTCGTAGCGTTCAAACCGTACTGCTGTGCTACCATATCGTTCATTACGGGTATGAGTTGTTCCAAACTTGATTTCTTTTCAAGGTAGGTGGCTAATTCCTGTGCGCCCGCCATCTGCACTTCGTCACCGATTACGCCTAACCGCTGCTGGGCGGCGCAAAGGTCTTTGATACTCTGTACATCTTCATCCCTTGCGCCCATCGTGTTACGCATATTGTTAGCCAATTTCGCTTCTACTTGGGCCTGCTCTGAATTGGCGGCGGTATAGGTCTGCATTAGCCCGGTAAGCTGCTGCAAACCCGACATGGCATTTTGAAAAGACGTAGTAACTTGGGTAACTTTCAGCAAATCGTCTCTCAACTTCGTGGATTGAGTTTGCGCAATCGCCAACTGTTCTGCAAACTCCTTTACGTTTGTAGATGCAGTAACGATTTGCTCTTTGCCGTCAATCGTTAGCCGGATATTAAATTTTACGTCTTTCGCCATTGTACGCTGTATAATTATTTTGTTTCGCCATCGTTGGCACTCTTCATTCGCGCCAATAGGCTTTCAAATCGTGCTTTGCTTTCCTCTGCCGTAAGTGGCTTCGCCCCGCTCTTTTGCGGTTTCTTCTTTGCCTTATCCCACGGTAGCGGATAGACTTTTTGGGCTGTTGGCCGTCCTTTCAGGTGTGGCCGTAGGGTAGCGACTATTATTGCCCTTGTACGCTCCCATTCGTCTTGATATTCGGCTTCGCGTTGGTCGTGGTACGCCTTGCAAATGCTCTCAAATTCCATTGGGGTACATCGGCAAAAATCGTCAAACGATAGGTGTATGCAACCCAACGCAAAGCCTAAGTAGTCATTTATGCCCTCTTCTTTTTTTTTCGGGGTGTCTCGCTGCTTTCTGTAGTGCTGTCGCCTGACTGCTCTTTGTTGGCCTCGGCCCACTCTGTAGCATCTTCGGGCGTTACGCTGTCGGCAAAGTCCATCAGCGACAAATCAAAATCCTTGCCGTCTGCCTTAGATGCTGATTTCACGCAACACCAAAGATAAGTGCAAAGGTCGCTGAAACTTCCGGGGTCAATCTCTGTAACCTCTTTGCCGGTTTCCTGCTTGAAACGTAGCATAGCCCCCATAGTTTGTCTACAGGGGTACGCTACGCCATTGATAGTAATTTCTACTTTTGCCATAGTCAGTAGAGATTAGAGTTAGTCACCGCCACCGCTTGCGGCTTCCTTGCCGGGGTAAATGTCGGGTTCGCCATCGTTCTCCAGATTGATGGAGTAAGTACCATCATCCTGCGCGGGGTTCGTCTCCTCGATAGAGGCAATAACAAACTTACCTTTCAGATAGGGGGATGCGTCGTTTTCACGCTTGAAAGCCTGTACCTCGACGCTCTGGCCCTTACCCCACAACGGGGCCACCTGCTCAAAGCCGTTTTCGGTTTCCTCATAAACGCGCAAGCCCTCTGCGCTGATAGAGATACTAAGGCCGGTAACGCCCTTGCCTTTCCACAAGCCACTCGACTTGCTTTTGTTTGCTTCGGGCTTAACGGCGCGGTCTTTGGTCTCGCTGTTGTACGTAGTGGTGTGCGTGGTGCAATGTCCTACGGCCTTGCCGCCAACATTCAGCAACATATCACTACCGTTTACATATTCACTCATAGTCGTTATACTTTAATGATAAAATTTAATTCTTGTATATAAGCATCGTTTTCGTAGTATTCTTCGCCTCCGGCAATCGTACAACTCCGCATAATCAGGGTGTCTTTTGTGACTTGCTTACCGTCTAAAGCCTGTCTGACGGCTTCGGCCAACTGCACCCCGTCTTCGTATTTGGCGGCAAAGCAAAGTACATCTATTTGCACGGTGTCTGCTCCCTGCGTACCCTTGACCGGGTTATGCTCCAGGCGTGAACGGCGATACGCTACATACGGTAACGTGGCTTTGTCTGTGACAACGGGAAAAACCTTATTTGTCCGTGCCATAACCTCCGCGTCGTTTGTCAGAACGTCGTAGATAATTTCGCCAACGCTTAACGATGTCTTATTTACTGCCATAACTTAATACTCTTAGCGTTAAACAAATCCGCATTTCTTAGCCACTTTCTCTACGGCTACCCCTACTTCCGTACCTAAGTCGTGTTCTACGGTTTGGAACATTTCGGGTGTCGCCCTTTCAAGAAATCCGTAAGCACCCATTTGGCCCGTCGGTATTCCATCCTTACGTTTGGTTTCCGTCCAATATTGCGTTTTGCCGCTTCGGTGTGTGCCGTAGATACCGTGCTTTATACGTATTTTCTTGCCGCCTCGCTGACGTTCCTTTGTACCCTCTTCAGCCCACATAAGTACAGGTTTCTTAAAGCCCTTACGGTTTTCGTGCATTGACTTTTCGCCCTGCCCTTTCAGGTTAGCCCGGTGGGCCTTGACGGTAATCATAAAGCCACCGCCTCGGCTGTAGATGTGGCTACGTATGCCCTTATCCCAATCGCTTTTGTTTCCCTGAACTTGCAGCCCGCTTGCACCTAAGTATCTCCGGGCTATGCCTAACGCCTTTTTTGCCTCGGCGCGGTATGAGCGTTTCAGGGCGTTACGTAGTTGGCGTGGCGTTAGTTCCTTGGCTAACTCTTTCCACTCGCTGCCTGTGTATTCGCTGGGTTGCATACGCTGTGCGGTTTATTCGTTGTTACTTTCGCTGCGCCATAACCCATCGTTTCCACTTGCCGGGTGCGTACATCTGATTAGCGGTACTTTTGGCTTGGTCGGATAGTCGTAGGTAGCATCTTCGATTGTCGGGAAATAAGTAGGTGTTAGTTTGCCTAAATCGTTGGTGCGCCTGTGCGAAAGTCATTACATCTTTGCAAGCATCGGCAAAGCCTGATAACGTAAGGTTGTACGTCTCGGCTACAAAGTCGGTGCGTAGTGTTACCTGATTAACAGGCATAACGAAATCTACGCCCTGTACTACGTCGTAGGTGGTAATCATATACTCACCGGGTACGTCGAAAATAGGCTGCTGGGCCTTTTCGGTTACTACTACGTCGCCGTAGGTAGGCGGCTGCTCTACCGTTCCATCGGCAAACGCGCAAAGCGAGACACTAAAGATAAGTGCCAACGCTGAAAGCAAAATCTTACACTTCATAGTTTGAAATTTTTATTGGGGTTAGTTGTTACTCGTTCACTCTCTCGCAAATCAAAGTCTTAAAGCCTTTGTCTTTGTTGGGTTCGATGGCTACGACGGTATAGAGATACCCGCCTAACTCCTGTACGCGCCAATTCTCCTTAACCGGGTGTGCGCTCCTGACGTTGTACGAAACGCGATAGTCGGGGAAATGCTCACCTACTTCCTCGCTGCGCTGTCCGCTGTGCTTGATGCGCTCCGCGTGTACGGTACTAACTTCGGCAAAGGTCGGGGTCTCTTCGCCAAATCTGTTAATGGCCGTCGTAGGCTCTAACAGGGTTAGTTTGTACTTCATCCGTCCGGCTATCATCTTACCAACTTTCTAAAGGGTTTCATTAGGGCTTGTAGTGAGTTTGGCACACTATGAAACTGCACCTGTGCGTCGCTCTCACGTTGGTTATACCAATGTGCGCCAATGAGTAAGACGGCCTGTTTCAGTTCGTCGGGGAAAGTCCCGCCGCCCATTTCGTCCAATTCCTCACGGGTGCGGTGGGTATAACGGATAACGTGCTTTTCTGCGGCATCTAAGTAATGCTGCAAAAGCAAATCGTCTGCCGTGAAATCGTCCGCGTTGACGTGCTTCTTAAATAGTTCCAAACTCACTACGTTAGCCATAACTTAAAGCACTCTGATTAGTTATACAATCCGTTAGGCTGCGGCCTTGACGGTTACAACGCAAGTTGCGGTGTAGGTCTGCCCGTCAAACGTAATCGATGCGGTCACGTTAGACGTACCGGCGGCAACGGCTGTAACCTTACCGTTAGCAACGGTAGCCTTTGCGGCTGCGCTGCTTGCCCATGTCACGGTAGCACCACCAACAGGGAATACGGATGCGGTCAAATCCATTGTGTCGCCTACGGTAAGTTCGATTTCGGACTTATCAAGGAAAACGCCAATCTTGGAAAGAACGGCAAAAGCCTCCTGACGCAATACGCTAATAGCGTAGTCCACGTTAAGCACACAATCGATAGCGTTCTGACGCGCCTTGCTGTAGGGGTCTACGATAAACACCATGTCACCAAACAGGCCCTGCGGTGCGTACTTAAACGCGCCGACGTAAATCTGGCCGTCGGGTACTTCATTGGTGGTGTAGACGGGTACGCCGCAAATCTTACCGTTATCGTCTACGATAGCCTGGTTTGCGCCCTGCCACTTCGGGGTAGCCTCCAACTCGCCCTTAGTTACGTCGCTCATAACGTAGCAAAGGCCCTCCGGCTTCACGTTCCACTTTAAGATAGCGGTCTTTGCACCGACAATCTGTTTGAGGGTGGGCGCGTCACCTGTATAGGTCTTTTTGTTGTCGGCCTTCATGTTGGCGGGAATGAATGGGCCTACCAAATCAGTAGCGCCGTTTACCTTGACCTGACTAAACATAATCTTGTTCATCAGTTCGGCAATGGCTACCGGCATATACTGCGTGGCTACCAACTGCACAAGGTTATCGGTCTCGTACAGGGCTTCGCGGGTGATAGGCACGGCGATACCCAAACGCTCAGGCTTTGGAATAAGTTTATTAAGGGGTATCTTGGTGTCGCCCAACTCTGCGCCCTCATCGTTAATCGTGGCGTGGAAAGCCTCGACTACGGGCCACTGGTGATTACCCTTTAAGCCGGTCAACAGCGGTGAGCCAATGGCCGAAAGGATAGTCTTGTTATAAAGCGGCTCTACGATGTCGTGCGTAGTCAGCCCGGCGGGGTTCGTGCCTGCAAGGCCGCTGCCGTAAGTAGAGGTGTTGCCACCAAAGGACTGTGCAACGGCGCGGGCAATCTTCAACTCAAAGGGCTTACCCTCTTTCAGGCACTCGCGCATTTTTGCGTTAGCGTCCTCGATGTCCTCCTGACGCATTACTGCGATAGTCGGGGTATTGGCCTTGATTTTCATTTCAAGGATGTCCAACTCACGGGAAAGCTGCTTAATCTCTCCCTTTTCAGCATCGGTAAACGCTTCGCGCTCCTTGTCGTTTTCGAGATTCTGCGCCATCTCGTTCAGGCGGCCTTTGATAGCGTCAACGCGCTCGTAGGCTTCACGAAAATTAAATTTCTCCTTTTTCATCTTGCAGAAACTTTTTTAGATTAAACAATATGCCGCCTAAACGGTACGGCTAATAATACTTTTAACGTCTCGGATAGCCTCGCGTTTCTTTGCAAGGTCTATTGTCTTAGGCTCTTCAACCTTAGTAGTTTTCGATTTGTCGAATACTACACCGGCTTCCTCGACTTCGCGCTTACTTACCGTTGTCTGCTCGTAAGCGGGCTTTGGTGTAATCGTAAAATCGTACACCTTATCAATACGCTTAACGTGGCGCAACAGAATATCGTCGCCGTCCTCTGTCTTTTCGCCTGACAACTCGTAACTAACGGCGTTCTCGCTATCCCGTTCATCGGTAGAGTAGATAAATGAGCATCCCGAAATGTCGCCGCGTGAAATCAATTCCAACGCCTTATCGCCGTCGGCTGTCTTGGGTACTTCACACCAAAACTTAACACCTATTTCGTCGATTTCGTAGTGCAACGTGCCAACGCCCATCTTACTACGGCCTAAGATAAGTTGGCGGTCGTGGAACATCGTAAGCATGATGTCGCAAGCGTCCAACGTCTCACGGGTAATACAACCGGGTTCTAATACCTCGTAGTAGTTTTCCCACCAATCGCACAAAAGACGGCTGCGCACACCGAATTTAAGCGCGTAGCCCTCAATTATACGGCTCTCGCCGCCCTCGGCGGCTTCCCGGATTTGTAGCCTAACGTCAAATCCGATACTCCTTTTGTTAATCTTCGTCATCTTCTTCGCTTGGTTTTGTTTCTTCTATATTCGTTGTACCGCCTCCGGGCTTGAACTTGTCGCCGTTCAACGGTATAAGATTTGCAGATACTAACGTAATATCGCCGCCCTCGACTGCGGGCTGATTCTCTATGTGTCGCCAATCGTTTACGGTGTAGATGCCGCTCGCAATGGTCATTGTCTGATACTTCGCCAACGAAAGCAAATCAAGGCTGTAGATGCCTTTACGGTCAAACTTGAAAATACGTTTGCAGCAAAGCGACTGCGGTATAAGTTTGCGTGTAAACTCGGCCTCAATACGTTTCAGGATAGGGTCTAACGAAAACGACAAATACGTTATATTAGCCATTTCAGCCGATTTGTAGTTATTGCTCGTGTCGTCAAACACAAAAGACGGGTGTACGCCAAAGAAACGGCATAGTTCCCGGACGGTAAACTTACGGGTTTCCAAAAACTGCATATCAGTAGAGGAAAGCGAAATTTGCTTAAAGTCAGACTGACCGGGCAAACTTACGATATGCTCACCGTTCATAAACCTTTCGTCTAAGTTGGCGGCTGTCTTTTCCAACTCTTCATCTGCATACTCGCCAAAGCCTACTACTGATTTATCGTTGCTGACAATACCCCGGACGTTACCGCCATTGATAAAGCGGTTTGCCGTCTCAACGTCGCCCGCCTGCGCAATAGTAAGCGTGTTACGGGCATGACTTAGTACGCTCTCGCCTGTACGCCCATCAGACGAATGTAAGTACAGGTGTATAATTTCGGATTCCTCAAACGTGCCATAAACGCCGTTATATGCGTCGCAAATGGTGTACTTACCGTTCAAAGCATCGTGTCCTACCGTGTTACGCCCACAAAGCACTAAGTCGGTAATCTCTCCCCTGACTTTTCGCGGGTAGATGTAGGCGTTACCGTCTAAAAGCATCATCTTAACGGCCATACTCCAAAAGTCAAAAATCGACATTTCGGGTTGCGGCTGCACGGTAAGTAAATAATGTAGGTCGTTATTTTTATCTTCTTGGTAGCGGTCGCCCTTTAACTTCATGTACTGCAAATGCAATCCGGCTACGCTATCACTAAGCAACTGCACACAACGGTAAACGGTGGCTACGGCTGTCGCGGTATCAGTAGAGGCGTAAAAAAATTGCAGCCCTGCACCTGTGCGCGGGGTTGTGCGCTTATTCCCTGTCGGGTTCGCCGTGGCCTGTTGGGTGGTAGCCTCGGCGTTATCGTCACGCTTAAAAAATCGGGTGATATTCCACCATTTAGCCATAAAATAGATATATCTTTTCCGCAAAGTTATACCTATTTTATGGCTGCTGCAAATGCGTTAGGGTGCATCGTGGTACACCTTGGCGCAACGTGGTAAAATTTTGATTTTGTTAAGTTTTTATTTTTCGGGCTACCTTTGTTTTGCCGTCACAATCGCGTTAATTTTCTCGGCAAAGGCTATCGTAAAATCTGCGCTCGTACCCTCGTAATCAAAATCGTAAGGCACATCGGCACTACCTATTTGGCCTTTGCTGTTTAGTGTCAGAATTGAGCAAACGCAATTAGTCGCCCAAAAATCATCTTCGGTATCGCAAAACTCTACGACAAAGAACTTTACCGTATCTTCATCTACGCCGTAATCGTCGTAGTCGCTTTTTGGTATCGCCCGGCTTGTAGCACGGACTTTGAGGCTACGGACTTTGAACTTATCCGTACCAAAGTCTACGGTCTTATTCAGGTAGGCGGCTTTCGCCTGGTCTCTGATTACTTGCTTTACCTCGTTCTCGCTCATACCTCAATATTTATCTGTCGTTTCCACAAACTCCACTTCGCATTTGATATTGCCGCCATCTTTATAGCCAAAGCCATCTAAGGCGGCTAATCTGGCCTTGCACTCGTCTAAGCTGCCGCAAGCCGTGTCTACGCCGTCATAGTGTAAATTCCAATGGTCTTTGTACCAACTACCCGGCTTATCAAACCATGCAACGCCGTAATATTCTTCTACAATCTTACGGCCTTTCTTCCTGACTATCTTAACAGATACCCGGCGTTTGCCGCTCTCGTTTTCGGGATGTATATAATACGTTCTCTTCATACCTATTTGTCTTTGCGGCCCGGTGGCTAACCGGGCCGTTACCTTATACCCTGCTTTTGATTTGCTCTACTAACTCTTTACGGGTGTACGCCATCAGGTCGCCGCCTTTCTTCAAACAGGCTTTCCAATACCCACGTACTAACTTATTCCCGCTCTTATCGCGTCTGCCGCCATTCTCTGCCAACACATCTACGTACTGCCACGTTCCTACGGTACGCGGGCAAAAGGCCCCGGCCTTGACTTCAATATTACCGTTCTGCTTCAATGTAACTTTCATAATTCAAATCTTTTTAGTTGTTAGACATTCCGATACACATAATCATTATACATATCCAAATGAAAACTATTGCCTCATAATCCATACTTTTTTAATGTAAAAATGCCTATACTCTTTACTAACGCCAAAACCTCCTTTTTAGTGTTGAGGCTCTTAGGTATCTCCGTACCGTTGGCGCTCTTGCCGTATTGCTTGCCGTTGCAAAGTTCGTAAGCCTTGCCGCCCAATGGGTCTTTTCTTACCGCCCATTGAACTGCACCGTAACGGATAGTCCAATACGTGCCACCTCCAAATGGCATATAGTGGCCTTTATCGTCGTTCCATGACTTGCAGCACCTCGCGGCCTCAAAGTAGCGCGTACCGTCTGCGTTATATAACTCCACCCGATAAGCGGTATTGATACACTTACCTGATAACTCGGCCCTCTGCTGGGCTAACTGCTGCTGTACCTCTGCGGGTAGTTCTGATAGTTTCATATCGTCTTTAGGTTTGTGGGCGGGGCTTGCGCCCCGGCCCGGTTAATATAAGTTTACTTCTGATACTCTGTACTCATACTTAAAATTGAGGCCGTCGTTTACGTCGTTACGCTTGCAACGCTCTACCTCGTTGTCTGCATCTTCCCGTATCTTGAAAGCGGAAATTTCGCCCCATTGACTACCCTCTAATTCCATTCTCATTGCTACTACAAAAATTGTCATATCTCCCGGCTTAACCGTGCTGCCGTAGGGCTTAATCATTAACTCTGCTGCAAAAGTATAGTTTTTTCTGTACTCCTGCAAATAATCGGGTAACTTTTTACTATCTCTTAACATTATTTAGGATAGAAAACACTATACTTTTGAGAAAAAGCCGTAATTTTGCACCAAAATTCAAATATTTACAGAAAAATGAGAATAAAAGACGTATTAAAAGAAAAAGGCATTACCCAACATGAATTAGCCGCCAAAATGGGCGTTAGCCTGTCAGCGGTTAAACAAATGGTTAAGGCTGATTCCCTGACTACGGCCACACTTGAAAAAATAGCCGGGGCGGTAGGCGTACCCATGTGGCAGTTAATAGTTAGCCCGGCTGACGTTATGCCCGTAGCGGGTGTTACAATCAGTTGCCCGCATTGCGGCAAACCACTAAAAATTACAGGCGTATGAATACAAAGCAAACCGACAAAAGCGAAAGCCCACTTTGGCGCGGGTCTCTTATCTCAACGCTAAACATTGAGACTATGTGTAATAACTTATCAGCCTGGCTACGATACAGGAATGGGATATAAGCAAAAAGCGGTTAGGTAGATGCCTAACCGCTTTTTGTCACCTCTCAAACGAATAAAGCTGCCCTAACGTCATTAGCATAGTAATTGTACCGTCTATTTTGCGGTACTGCGAAATCTTCATTGGCTTCTTATTCTCCAACCTATCTTCGTCTATAACGCAATTAGTCAGGCAATAGACGTTAATAGGGTTGTTGTTAAACACAATCTTAGGCGGTTCGTCATAAGCAAGCATTTCAAACGATTCTACGGGTAGATTGAAATTGCCGTAAGTCTGGCCGTAGGGTATCAGTACGCCGGTGGCCCCGGCGGTGGCTAAGATGTTTACTAAGTCCTTTGCCTTGTAGCCGTCGTAGCCTATACGGATAATCTTAACCAACTTAGTACGCCGTAGTATATCGTCGGCAATCCGTCTAACGTCTATGCGCTTACCCTTGGTGAAAATCAGGTGGCCCGCTTCGTGCCATATCTTGTATAGTTCTGCGTTGGGATGCCCCTTTAACGCGCCAATGGGAAAATAGTAGTCTGTATGGCTGTAGAACTTCTTAGTTTGCTTGCTGTAGATAGTATAGGTTACTGCGCTGAAATCATCATGCACGGATAGGTCAAAGGCTACGGCACATTCAGGATGCCCGGTTACATGGTCTATATTAAAGTCACCCATCAGGGCGGTAGCATCTTCAAGGCTAAACCACGTCTTAACTTCGTTGATGGTAAAGATGTTAAGCAACTTGGTACGGAAAACCAACATATTTTCGGCTGATAGTTGGGCGTTGGCCCACTCTATTTCGTAGTAGTCGGACTGAATGGTTACGCCTAAATGGGGCTGCACCTTGGCCCACGTCTGCGGGTCGCCCTCCCAATCGTCAACGTCGGGCATAAACAAGTCGGCAAACATATAGTCGTTTTCGCTCTCGCCCTCCAGCACCTTTTTAACGCCCTCCAGTTCGTTATAGCAAGGCCCGTCTATCACGTCGCTTGCAGTAGTGATAACTACCGTTAGCGGATTACGACGCGGCCCCATAGACGATGTAAGCGTATTCTTTAGGTCTGCGCCGCTCTTATTGGCCGTGTCTCTCGCCTGTGAATATTCGTCTATTATGGCCAACGATGCAAACAGGCCGTCTTTGGTCTGCGCGTTGGACGTGAGGCATTGCGCCAAACTCTCCCTTGCGTGGTCTTTGAACGTCACCGTTTCGCGGTTAATCTTGAAATGCTTTTGCCGGGGGTCTAAGTCGAACATAATTAGGCGTATCTCGTTAAAGCATTTTTTCGCCTGGTCGTAAGAGTTTGCCCCTACGTAGGCTTCCGCGTTATAGTCACCAAACAGCATATCGTCTACGGCCAAAAACGCCGCAAAGGTCGTTTTACTGAACTTTCGCGGTACGAATATATAGACTACCCGGATAAGCCTACGGCCATCGGGTCGGGCAAAACCGAAAATATTAGCCAACTGAAAGACTTGCACGGGGGTTAGGCGGTAACGTCTGCGCCCTGACGTTCCGCTAAACTTCAAACTCTCGTACAGGCGTATTTTCTTCTTTACCCGCTTCGGCCTCCAATCCCATCTATCGAGCATTTGGAAAAAACGCTTTATCTTCAATAACTCGTAGAGGTTATGCGCCTCCGGGTTGTCGATTACCGCCGTTACATACTCTGTAAGGCGTTTGTCGGTATCTGAAAGCGCATAACGGTACTTAGTCAGGTAACTATCGCGGTTGGCCTGTAGTTCTGCCGCTGTGTCGGCTTTAAGCTGCCGTTTTCTTATCTTCTCTTCCTCTGTCATACTTGCTTAGATTCCCGTTTGTCTATCCACTTGGCTAATTTCAGGTCTATTTCTTTGCGCTCCTTTTCAGTCAGGCGGTAAACGCCAATCTTCCATGCAAAGAAACTTTCAACGGTTGCGCCCCGGCTCTCTTTCCAATCAGGCAAAAGGTAGATGTATTCACAACGCGAAAGCCGCCAAAGGTCGTAACACAACGCGGCATTATAGCCAACTAACTTGTAAAGCCACGGCCAACGGCAAAACAGGAACTTAGTAGGATTTACTACCCGGTAGCCTCTTTCGCTTAGTAGTATCTCGGCCTTTGCGAAACGTGCCAAATACTCTTCTCTCTCTAAATGGCTCATGGGGCCACTAATATATATTTTCTTCATAGTCAATCGTCGCTATCGTTACTAAATTCTTTCATAAACTTACTAAATTCATCGTCGCCGCTGCTGGGCCGGTCTTTGCTATCGGTGTTCATGCCTAAAGCCTTTAACGCCCTTTGCGTCTGTGTTGTCAGGGCAAGGTATAGTTTTTCCTTGGGGCTGATACTCTCCCGGCTGTTACCCTCGCGGGAAATCTCCACGTTTACGGCTTTGTGGCCGTCGCTAAATATTTCCTCTGCCAATATCTCGGTACGTACCATCAACTGCGCCGTAACGGTGGCCTGCATAGACAATTCAACCGTATATTTGCCTTGCTTTTTGAGCAACTTAACGATATAGTCCTTTTTGCACTTGATACGCTTCTGTATGGCCTCGGTTGTTTCCGTTGCCCCGGTATCGTAAGCCAAATCGACGCTGCCGCCCTCCTTTGCCCGGTTCTGCTCTGAACGTCGGTTAATGCGGTCTACCATCTTATCAACCGTCGTAGTGCGCCCGGCGTTCATGTCGGCTACCATTGCGCGGGCGTAGGTCTTAACAAACATGGGTACTTCGGTGTCGCTCTCTAAGGCTTTCAGTTCGTCTAAGTCCATTGCCAACAGGGTTTCGTACCACGAAAAATATTCGTCGCGGCTGATTCCCTGAAATTCCTTTGCCTTATCAGGCCCCATTAACTTTGCCCGGTATTCGGGTACGCGGTTTCGGGGTCTGCCTTTGGGGTTCGTTATCTGGCCTTTCTTGAACTTCCCTTTTTCAAGATTCGCCAAACTATTAGGGTTCATCTTACGTTTCGTCATATTCCTTTATTTTTGCTGAAAATTTCCTTTTAAGCACGGGCGGCTCATGCGCCCGTGCGCGTGAGGCTCTTAGAATGGCAAATCGCCGCCTCCAGTGTCGGCCCACGGCATATCGTCGTAGCGGTCGGATGCTGCCGTACCGCTGCCGTTGCTTCCCGTGTGGCCGTTTCCTGTTTGATTGCTCATACGCTCTACGGATTTTTTTTGTTCAACTTACCGCCTCCTATCTCATGCCATAACTCCCGGCGGGTAGAAGCCTTATTAACGGTGGCATACCGTTCTAATATACCGTCGTAGATGCCTACGTAGAAATCGAACAACTCCGGGTTTTCCTCTATTGTGAAAGCCTCTACGTTGCCGCTGCTGCGTAAGTTCGCGCTACCGTGTATAACTATCTTACGGCCTCCTTTGGTCTCAAAGGCGATAACCTTAGTATGCACGAAAGCAACGGCCATTTGAAATTTATCGTCTAAGTCCAGGCGTTTATAGACGTAAGGTATTAACTTGTATCGCTCATGGCTGTAGAAATAGTGGCTAATCACTAAGTCTAACTGCTCTATCCAACCTTTCGCCATCAGGTTATGGAAACTATCGACGTTGTTTTCAGACAGCGACAAAGTAGAAACTATCATGCGTTTGCAAACTGCCTTTTGCGCCAACAGGTAGGCTTCTATAAAGTCACCAAATATGAAACTGCCATTAACCACTACGTCGGCCCTCTCTCCAAAGTCTAAGCGTAATTCCTTTGCAAGTTTCAGGGCGTTGTCGTATGCGTAAAACCCTTTGGGCTTAACGTACACTTTCGGTTTCATATACCGGGTTTCCTCTGAATACTTCTGTTTGGCGTTCACGTCAAAGTAGTTTAGGTTAAGGTCTTTCAACTCTAACCCAACGTCGCCAAAGTCTAACGCCTGTAGTTGTATCTCTTCGACGGCCATAACCGAAACATCGGTTTTACTATCTCTTCTTTTCTTCCGTATCATATCAAAATCGTACCTAAGTAAATCGGGCTTACCCCCAACGGCCTAAAAAATGGCTCGCGTATGGAGAAAGGTTTGGGCGAGGTTTACCGCCTACTCCCGTCTGTTAAAAAACACCCGCCCCCTTTAACATTTTTAACAAAATTAAACATACTGAAAATTTCTTGACAAATCGGGCTAACTGCTCCTTTGCGTGTCGTTTGGCGTATGCCTTGCCACTACGGCCCATTTCGGTATGGGTCAGTACGTGGCAATCGTGGCACAAACTCCGCAAATTGTGGAAATCGTACATAAGGGCTTCTTTCTCCCTGACCGTTAGCCCATCTTCAACGGGTACGATGTGGTGTACCTCGTTAGCGGGTCTTAGTATGCCGTTTTCCTTGCACCTCTCACACGTAGGGTTTGCCGTTAGTTTGGCCTTTCGTAGCCTCAACCAACGGGCCGTACCGATTAGTCGCTTATAGTCTTTGTCTTTTGCCATATCTCTTTATCGTTAATCTGTTATTGCACCATGCTTTCGTAATAGGTAGTTAAGGCTGTCTAACAAACTCTGTTGTACGCCTTTCTTGTTATCCAACGCGGCTTCGGCTCTTTCGTCTACGGTGTTGGCGCAAACCAACTTATAGACTTGTACCGGGTACTGCTGGCCCTGACGGTGTAGGCGGGCGTTAGCCTGTTGGTATAGTTCTAAGTTCCAACCTGTACCGTACCAAACTATATAGTGGCCACCGGCTTGCATATTCAGGCCAAACGCCGTAGATGCCGGGTGCGCTAATAGTACGTCTATCTTTCCGGCGTTCCACTCTTTCAACTCGGCTTCGCCCTGATACACCTTAACGCGGTAGCCTTTCAGTTTCTTTGCTATGCGGTCTATGTCGTGTTTGAATTGGTAGAATACCAAAACGCTGTTACCGTTTGCGGCCTCTATAATCTCGGCCAACCTGTCTAACTTCTCGTCGTGTACCTCATGCACGTTTCTATCTTCGTCGTATATTGCACCGTTGGCAAATTGGCTTAGTTTGTTCATAAGGCCCGCTGCGCTGTTGGCTAAGATGTTCGCGGCCTCGCCTGTGTGTTCTTCCTGAAACTCCAAAACCTTTTCCTTTTCAAACTTCGTGTACGCGGCCATGACTGACGGCGTAAGCTGCACCTTAACCGTGTGTGTCAGTAGGTCGGGTAACTGCAAATAGTCTTTGGCTTGCATAGACAAACATATATCGGCAATCTTGCTTCTTATTATTTCGTCGCAACCTTTCTTCACGTCACAACGTATTACGATGTTGTTTCTTTGGTAGGTCTCAAAGTAGGTTTCCCGGTACTTCGTTACTGACTTACCCAACCTTGCGCCCATGTCTATACAATACATTTGCGCCCAAAGGTCTATCAGGCCATTGGGGGCCGGTGTTCCTGTCAATCCGATAACGCGGCTAACCGTCGGTGTCGCCATGCGCATTGCCTTAAACCTATTCGACTTACTGCTTTTGAAACTCGTTAGTTCGTCTATCACCAGAACGTCAAAGGGTAGGTTTCCACCATAGAGGCCAACAAGCCAAACGAAACTATC